CGGCTGTGAGTGCTTAGCATATGCTAGAGTACTACAGCCGGGTGTTGGAGTCATATGCACTGGTTGCCTGTATAATAGTCGGGATCTGTCTGACCTACATTATCTTTGGGAGTTGCTTATCACGACAATTCTCGAAGTGTCTGTCGACAGCTTACCCCCGATTCGACAAGGCCCCTTGTCCACCGCAGACCTATCGATTTTCAACGAGAACACTATCAGAGGTTTAAATTTAAAACTCACCAACAATGTCATCGGCCCAGGGTTCAACCTCGTACGTCAACCACATTATTGCACAGTACAGTTGGAACCTCGAACAATTAGACGAAATTTCCCGGTTGATGTTACCTTCTAGCCGCTACGCTGAAATGAGGGTCCCTGGAGTTGTAGTACGTGATGCTACAGTTAGCACCGTGGAAATTGACTTAATGGGCCACAAATTGACCTTTGGATTTAAGGACATGACTCCCTCTGAGTACAAAGACTTCAAAATGGATGAAACTGACGGTTATTGCTACCGTCCTTTTACCGGACTTGACGGCGGAAAACATCCGTCCACCCGATTTTTCAATACTTTTGGCGGCTTCGATTACTGTCCTAGCTCCCCTTGCTGGTTGAGCTTCACATGTGACGAAGGCGTCATAAAATACCACTTTGGAAAGTTGCAGACAGGATACCTTCCTTTGATGCCCGTCGTGCCTGGCAAGAAGAACAACTTGCTCCACTGCCCAGTTGGGCTCGTTGGTTCGGCCGCCGACGCATTAAAGAAGCGGTACGGAATCTCCTTTCCAGTGGCTAATAAGAATGGACCTTTTTCACCGGACTTGACCTCTACCTGTAACTTCGTGTACCATTATGACAGTATGACTCAGACCATGATACCCGGAGACGGGGCGATCGTGGCTTACAGTCCTGTCCCTCACGAGGTTTGTGACTACATGGAACTATCCTACAACCGTGAAGCTGAAATCCTAAACGGTAGCTTGGGAACCAATTTCAACTATGTGTCAGGGATGCCGTTCATCATGGCGTCCGCCGTACCCGTGCCTGGTTACAAACCGGTCACCATGTACGTCAAGGACAACATGTGCGTACTCAACGACGGTACTGCAGCGCCTGTCATTTACGTGCTTAACAGCTCGTGCAATGGGTACTGCTACCTGAAGTTCAGAGTTCCGCCAGTTGGTCCTTGGCCCACATTGGATGAGTGTTTGGGCGGAGACGCTGGATTGACATACGGCACTGATTATTCGTTGATTGGAGCAGGCAACTGGGTCCACATTACCGACTATGACAAACGCACTGGAGTGGGTATCTCACTTGCTGTAGGTTGGAATCCCGCCTTCGCTCACCTTAAAAAAGCTCGCGTAGGTGGTATGATAGTTGACCCGCAATTGGGATCCACTTCCGGACCGAAACAGTGTGCCGTGCCTGAGTTTGGACCACAAACCGCTGGCGGCTGTGCTAGTTTTGTGAGACAAGACATTATGACTCCCACCACCGGATTTGTCACTATCGTTGATGACCACTTTGCAACTCTGAAGTCAAACCCCCCACCGGACTCCTTCATGGCCTCCGGGGTGCCGCCCGCAATAGCTACGAATGCGGCGTCGCCATTCTTCGAGGACATTGACGTTGAGGCTGATGGCTGGTGCGGCTACAGCTGTTTAGCAAAGTTAAATGGATTCAGCGGTAGCACAGTTAAGGACAGCGCCATCTGGGTTGCTCGTTTTGCGACTCTGATGAAGACCGAATTACTGGATTACATTGGGCGAGATCTGCCCGCTGACCTGTGGCTGACTGATGATATGATTGTTAAACACACCCCTTACGCCGTGGTCACTAGAGACCAGATGCATTGTGCTAACGTGCTTGGCGTCATGATCAACAATCGTGGCCATTGGAAGTGTCGGTTGCCCACTTATCGAGTTGCGCCAGAAACTGCCTGTTCTGGCCTTGGATGTGTTCATGTTGAGCCACGTATTGAAAGATTCCCCACGATCAAATACGATTGGGTGTTCCAGAATTCAGCCCGCATCGAGAGCCAGGTGTCTGAGCAAGACTTGCTCAACGAGGCTTTCATTGGTGGTAAAGTCATTACGGATCAGTGCTTGCTTAGTGAGATCACTCTAACCCCCAGATCATCTCCACCCCCGCAAGAGCCGCGGAAGCGCAAAAAGCGCAGCAAGCAGAAACCCGTAGCTGATCCCCCTGCTCCCAAAAAGTTGACCGATCAAGTCCCTGAAATCAAGCAGCCTGTGGCGTCACCAGTTCCAGCACCACGGCTCCACAAACCCCAACCAATAAAACCAGTTGTGCCACCTGTGCCAGCCCCGCGTACGAAGAAGCAGCGGCCAGTCCCGGCCCCTCGCAAACTCCCCGACTTGGTTGAGAAGGCTACCCCAGTCGCTCCTGCTAAGGCACGTTTTGCGCATGTTACCAACCGCACTGCCGCAGCAGTTTTTGAAGCAACCGTGGGCTGGTCCAACTCCCTTAAAGCGTACGTGGCTAAACTACCGCGCACATGCCCTGCCTGGTACAGTTTGTCAATGTTTCTATTGATGGCCTTGCCCCCAGGCCTTGGCAGTGTGCTTAGTTTTGTGCTTGGTGCAGTGTTCCTGTTCCTTACAGTGTCACCAGTGCCCCTGGTTATTTCAGTAACACTCTTCTCCTGGTTTGTCCTCACTCGCCCCCACTTTATACAGTGTTCATCCTGGGACCGCGAGTGCCTCGCGACTAACGGTTTACCTATGCCCGAGTCGATCGTAGTTATGAACCGTGGGTCTGCCGGTCTGATTGGGCTTGTGATACACCTGTTTGCTTATGCCGGTATGTCGCGCAGGATATTTGCTACTCTCAGAGTTGTGTCAGTTGCAGTTGATACCTTAGCATTGTATGCAGCTTATGTCCTTGATGGGGTTTTGTGTTTCAAATGTTTCCATCAGTGCGCTCGCACTCAAAAGAAGCTGCACTCCAGTGAGAAGGCCAAAAATATTGTAGTGAACAACACCATGATTTTACAGTTTATGGACACCTACGCGCCACCTCCAGTTGACCTGGTCAAACTCGCCACCGGCGTGAACGGTTGCCACTGTGGTAGTAAGAGCTTCATCCAGTGGAGCACTGCTCGCCCGGTAGCATACAGCAGGTACGATCCCACAAAATCCTCAGCGGAGACCGTGCTACCACTACCTAAGAATGCTGAGCAGGCATTGCGAGTGATCAGCCACGCCCTTGAGCATGGTGTCGTAGTGTTCCATATGGGACACACTGGTGTTGATGTCAAACGGATTGAGGCATACCCTGCATCTATCTCTCCGTTGCCCGATTTCTTCCCAGATCTGCCCTACACCTCGACTGAAGCAACACTCGTCGTGGATGTCAACCTTAAGGCGGCGCTCTCTGCCTGTGGTTATCCCGACATGGACAAGATCGTAGTCGGTGAGGGTGATTGGCTGTTGGAAAACGAGGTTTACCCGATTGGAGTGGATCAGAAAAGAACTTGCAGATATCTGTCCCACCACGTATCACCTGGATTGTGGAAAAACCTGTCAGCGAGTGACCGAGCTACGCTCAAGGACCTGAACTACCGCCCAACATCTTTCGGTTTTTCAGTTAGTCTTTGCCGCGTGTTCGCCCTGGTGCAGATTGTTGCTGGCCTCGCATCATATTTCGTGCCGGTCTTCGATTGTGGTATCGGTACATACGATAAATGGTGTGAGGTACCTTTCAACTCCCCCGTGAAAGGCAAACACAGCCTTGCAGTCTGTTCTGGTGCAACATGTGTTTCACCCGATGGTGTTTTCACCCGAGATCCAGTGTTCCCAGTGGCAATATGCGGCTTGTACATCTCAGCTCTCGCAGCTGCCGCGATTGTTATCTCCAAATTGAGAATATCTGTAGGTGCAATTGTGACCGTCATTGGCTCAGTACTCAACTATTGCTTCTTCCCAGAGTATTGTTATGCAGGGCCACTAATTTTTCTTGCTCAGCTATTCATGCCTTGGACCATACAATCATTAGCCACCGCAGCGCTGTCGGCGTTTTTATGGGATCCCACAGCTACTATTGTTGTAATCATATTGGTTGCCACATTCATGGTGTGGTCTTCCTGCGGTGGTTCAATGGCTTCAGTGAACATCAATGGCCCGGTAGTGTCGCCTCTACTACTCATGTCCAATGGTACTGCTCCCTCTGTGGTCACGCCCACAACCCTGGCATGTGCCGCACAGTCTGCTGGAGTCCCTTTCGCCAGCCTGGTCGCGCGAGCAGCCGTCAGTCGGCCGGGTACTGTGCTTAAAGCGGCATATGACTCTGCTAAAGATGGCAAGGTCAGAATCTACATTCCCACGGGGACTGGCGTCGTACAAGAGGGTGCGATGCGGTGTAACCGAGTGCCGTCAAATGTCGGCGTCGCCACTGGCGCCACGACAGGCACCGCATCCGGATGGTCATATGGAGAGAACTCAAGAATCATTACAGCCACTCATGTAACCGGCACACCGACGTTCGTGACCATTGGCACCCAAACATTCACCATCCCTCAGTTTAACACCAACGGGGATTTCGCTTATGTGGACATCAATGGGAATTACGGGTGGCCGGAATACAAAACCGGCCAGTTTGAGGGACCTTGTTTTTGGTTAACACGAACCGGTGTTGAAACAGGTGCGGTAGTTGGAAAGGCAGCAGTCGCTTTCACCCACCCTGGTGATAGCGGCTCCCCAGTTGTGACGAAGGACAATGTTATACTCGGAGTGCACTCCGCCAGTAACCAGCGCGGATTAGCTGTCATCACCGATTGTTCAGGCGTCGAAATTGGGTACCAACCTGTCCAGCTATCGAAAATGGTTAAGTTGTTCTCTGGACCTCTGACACGCGCACCTGCAGTCATGCCCGCGAACATCGTCCGGGACATTGAGTCTGTTCCAGAGACCTTAGCCAATGCATTGAACGGCCAACTGAACTATGAGGGTGGTTTACCTATCTTGGTGGAAATCTGTGTTGCAGTCGTCATGATCATGTTAGCCAAGGAACCAGTTGTGGTGTTGTCAGGATGCTTCATCTTCCTGCTTAGTAATATGCTACCGCGCATGGTTGCAAGAGCCTGTTACAACGTGCTCCTGGCTTGGCTGTCAGTTACCCCCGGTTACCACTACGCGCTTGCACTCCGCTGCGCTGAGATTGGTATGGCTGGTAACTTTGGATCTGCCCTGCTCTATTCACTGACGACTGTGGCCGCTGTTGTGCTGAATGGCCGTTTAGCATTATATCCAGTCTATGGCTACACCACTGTCGCCCTTGTCTTTGCATTCAACATGTTATGTGTTGCCCTTCATTACTACAGAGTGTTGACGCCGTTATCTGATGCCGTTTTTGTGCGGTGCCGGTTTAACGTGCTAAGGCTAGTTAGACATTTGATGGAAGGCTCCCCGGAGAGCATTATGCCTGTGACAGAAGCGCCTGTGCTACCACTTAGCGCGGTGCTGACTTCCACCTTTTCCACAGAGGAGCTTGACTTTCTTGCCCAACATGACCATGTTTTCGTCAAAGCATCCAACCTGGCCCACAACGAGGCTCTCAAGCGGCAGGCCGTTGTCCGGCGTGCCATAAACTTATGGAATTCCAACGTTGTACCTACCAAACATCGTGTCCGCGGCTTGGCGTCTCTCAAAGATTACACCACAGTTCCGGTAGTTGAAGTTGGTGACACCGTGCATGTCCTCGGTGGAGTTATTGGCTTGAATGCCTGCGGACCATATGACGTTGAAGTGACCAAGATAACTAACTTCTTTGGTCAGGATGTTGGTACCGGCATCGTCAGAGCTGTCAAGGAGGGTAGCGGCAACCCAGCAGTTGACCGTGCCATGATGCTCGACGAGGCAGACAGGACCATTGACAGAAAGCTGAATGATGAGCAAGCAATGGTTGGTGGCAAGGTTGTTACCCTTAGCCCCACCGGGACACATTCTCGTGTTGATGGCAAAGGATTCACCACTCCTGTTTCTGCTGTTGAAGCTGCCGTTGCAAGAAAGCTACTTGTCCAAGAAAGTGACACCAACACCGAGGTTCTTGACACTACCTCAGGTAAGTACATGAAGAGGGTCAATGCCAAAGGGGACGTCTTTTATGAGTTGATTGAAGAAGGCCTGCAGGAAAAAGACGTAGCTAAGCTGAGAAAAGCGATCCAAAGACTCCAGGCTCTCCTACCAGATTTAAACGAGCAAGGGGTACCTCAAATATAAGCCCAGAGGTCCCCCTAGGGTTTGTCGATGGGCGTGATATCACGATAGTACCTCGCAGCCGCACTTTCATTTGCGGTGCGTTCAACATCAAGGTGCTGCCCACTAAGGAAGAGATCAACAACACCCCAGCTGGTTCTTATGACCTTGTTGAAGGATGCATGATTAGACCACACTACCCCAGCTTAATTGACAAACTGCTGGCAGCAATCCACGGTTCCTGCTACGTGACACCTACCGTACCGGTGATCCTGAAAAACCCTGGTGATACCGACGGTTGTGGCCATGAGTGGGACTTCGAGGAGTTGACTGTTCCCAGAAGCAGGGTGTTTGCACAAGACATTGCTACCGCCTTACGTAACGAAGCTGGTCTTATGACAATTGGCTATCCCTATCGTATGACACCCATGAACCCAGCCGGCTCAAACAGACGTTACGTGCCCACTTTGAAAGGCGAAGGTGCTTTCGTAGGTGGTTATTACCCAGCTGTTGGAGTATCTTTCCCCATGCACGCCTTTGGACTGTCCGCACGCAGCAGCATCGATGGCGAACTCACTATTGACGCCAATGGAACCATTCTGGGTATCGCCCCAAGGTTGAAATCTACTGAGAAGCTGCCAACAGTCCCATCGTCTATCGCTAGAGAGTTTAGTGAGGTCACCGCTTACTTACCTCGCGTAGACGCTAAGAACTGCTTGGCAGACCTTCTGAAGTATCGATATAACAACTATGGGCGTGTCTTCCCCAGTGTTCTCCAAATTGTGCGCAAGTACATGTTGAGATATGCCGCCGGCCCTATATATAAGGCCTCAGACATCCCGAGCAAAGACTCGCATGCCGGCCTTGCTGCAACGCGTGGGTTGACTACCAAAGCGCTTCAAGCATTACCTGACATTGACCACAAAGTTTATATGTTCAATCTCGACTCTAACGCCTCTGTCACACCAGTGTCACCTAAAATTCAGTATATCGGGAAAGTCAAAGTGAGAACCATACTTGGAACATGTGCCATCCCAGCGTTGTGGCTCCGAGCGTCAATGAGTGGAGTCCTCGCGAAGTTGAAGCCCGAGCCCCCATTGATGCTTGGTGAGAACAAGTTTCTCCCGATACCCAAATTGCGGCGTTACCGAGCAAGTGTTGATGTTGTGAGTTGTGACCGTACCACACCAGCCTGCATTCGAGATTTCTGTGCTTCACTATTTGATGAAATGTGTGGAGCCCCAGACTTTTACATCAACTATCACCGCCACTGTGTTTCCGAGTTTATAGCTTTTGATGGGAAAATCTTTGTGAAGCCTGGCGGTTTGTCATCAGGAGACCCAGTTACCACCCTCTCCAATTGTGTGTATAGCCTTAGCATCTATGTGCAACACGTAATCCTCAGCGCATTGAGATTAAACTATCGACCGATAGCTGAGAAATACTTGGAGGAGGAGTTGACAGTGGAAGATTGTATGGACTGGGTCCCAGCACTAATTTATGGTGATGACGTGGTACTACACACTGATTGTGTAACTGGCCGTGAGAGCTTCAAACTTTGGAGAGAGCATTTCATTTTCTTTTCTGGTGTTTATACGCGAGAAGAGGCGGTTGAAGCTGAAACACCTGAGTTTCTTGGTTGTAGTGTTGTTACTGATGATGACAAGTCACGCCTTGTACCACAGCGTGAACGCGTGTTGCGAGCTCTTGCATTTAATTTGAGCGCGACCGACGTTGACACCTACTACCAGAGAGCTGAGGCAATTTTACTTGATGCCTCTGCTGCCAGTGATCAAGAATGGTTTTCCTCTATTCTGGATAGAGTTTGGATGTGTGCTTATGTTGATGGTGTGGACTTTCCTTCATTGTCGTTCTTTCAGGATTTTTACAAGCGGGTGTCGAGCGAGGCTATCTTTAGCTGCTCTATTTGTCGCGGTAACGCGATCGCTTTCTGCACCTGCGGTTTTAAGTTGTGTGTCAAACACATAAACATACACTATTATCCTCCTGAACACGACCCAAGACTGCCCTGTGGTCACCGTCTAAGTCAGCGCAATGGTCGTTTTGATTGCATTGGCTGCGGCGGCGTCAGCAATGATCGCTGGTCTCCGGTTGAACCAGCAAACCCAAACCTTTGCGAGGTCCTTGGAATCTGGCTTGCCACCGAATACACACATTCCCAACGTGTGTCGCGAGCTGTGGAAGCAGTCTTTGATGGCGCTACATGGGAACCCCAGCTTCCGCCCGGTCGATATGTCACAGGCAACACCCGGTTTGCGGTATTGCGTTCATGCGCAGGTTTTGAAACAGTTCCCGTACTATCATGTGGGACACATGTGGTTCGCAGTGTGTGCATCGACTTACATGGAATCCGACTTCAGGAAGTTGTTGAGCACCTTGCGGCCTCATCTTACACTTGCGGCCCACCTGGATCTGGAAAGTCCCGACTGTTGTCTGCCAAGGCACAGGAACGCCAGTCTACCATCGTCACCCCCAGCCACGTCTGTTGCGACGAGTACATCCGCAACCTCGACTGTCAATACGTCAACAGCAAATTCTACCAGTAYAGCAAGCCCAGTAACCCAAACGCCCGCATCCACGTCGCACTCGCCAGTAGCAGCCCTACAGCCTATGGGGCGCTGCTGGTCGACGAGGTTTTTATGATACACCCTAGTGACCTGTTTCGGTGGGTTACTATGCGACCAATCTTTTGCGTTGGCGATCATAACCAGCTTGCTGCGATAACTCATTCTGCTATGCCGGTCAAGTTGCATACTCTATTTGGGAAAACCAGTGTTTTAGACACGATTCACCGCTTCAGCGGTCCGCTGGTTGACGTAATTTCACATTTGTACAGCACAAAATTGACCGGTGCTGGGCCAAACTGCGAGATCAAATTCGCGAGCACACAGCCACCGGGAAGCTTGCAGATCACTCCATACCACAGAGACCGCGCCCCGGATGGAAAAACAGTTGATAGTTGTCAAGGTAGCACTCATGATCACATCTACCTGCATGTGCCTAGAAGGTTCAGCCTAAACAAAAACAGAGCACTTGTTGCACTTACCAGGGCCAGGTATTCTATTACCATCAATGATCCGCATAACGAGCTGTCGAGAGTTGGCTTCAACATTCCGCGCTCTGAGGGGCAGACCGTACCGTTACCACTTCCAGCTGTGTGTCACAATGCTGGGTTTTATTACAGTGATGTTCCAGGCTATTTATTGCCTTTACCAGTTGAGCTTAGAGATCTGTGGCCAATCGTCACAACCGGACCAGTCACCCACAACTGCCTGTCCATCTCAATCACTGAAAGACCTGGTTACCATCCTGCTATCTGTGCTGGTTACGTGGTCGGTGATGACACTTTCAAAGGAGAACCCAACGTGGCGTCGTACTACTATGCAATCTTCAGAGACGGAGTCAACGTCACTCCTCGGTCCATCTTCTCATCCGGGCGGCTACTGTTAAATGACCGAACAGCATACCCCGGAGAACAGGAGGCCATGGACACTTGGCCTCATGTTTTCAAGGGCGATATCAAAGGCCACACCATAGGTGGTTGTCATCACGTAACCAGCCCCAACCTGCCCCAAGACCTAGCTCCGGCCATGTTTAGAGCCGTTGGATCATCCTTACCTGGGAAAGCCGCCAAGGCTTGCACATCTGTTTTTGACTGTTACGCGCCCTATCTAGTGGATATAGCAAATACTGTGACCGGTAAGAGCCAGGTCGTGAAGGTTACTTATGATTTGGCTGAGAAGAGACTAATGGTCTGGAAAGGTGCCACCTTTTACTTCCAGGGGGTGTGTTACCGCGTCTTGAAAGAGCTTGCGGGCCAGATTCTGTTGCCTAGCGACCTCCCGTTGTGTCTCGCCACATGTGATGATATTGAAACCAGCGGCCCAGTGACCACCGTATGCAAACCTGAGGCCGTCCACATGTTCCACTACGCCAAATCGGGCTACAGCGTGGTGTCAGTTCCAATAACTCAGCCATTACCCAAATGCATTGCTGCGAGGGCCAGATTCACAGCTAGCGGCCCTGTGTGCTATGTTTTCCTGGACAACACTGGTGCACTGAATGAAACATGCTCAATTGGCGAAGATTTGCGACGGCCTTGTGCACCTTGTATGCCTTCCTGCTCGTTCGCACCGCGGCGGATACGCCTGACCCATCCTATCAGTACGTCCACGCCCATATCTCCAGCTGCGCTAAAATTTTTCAACAGCTAGACATCGACTTCAATCAGTCGCTACCTGTGATGCTTGCTGATTTAATTGAGCAACCGTCGCACTGGTTAAGTACACACCCGGGAGTGGTGCGAGCTTTTGATGAGATACATGACACCTACACACTTGCCACCAGTTACTATGAGCTCCCTCACAGTTACATCTTGCATGAAATGTTGGGGAATGCGGAGGCCGTCCTGGAGCCACTCAGGTATTATCGCACACACTTTAGATACCTAGATCGTATGGCGCTTGAGAGCCTCGCACATCTATCTTACATCAAAGTTCAACAGGACAATGACACGCTTGCAAATGCCACCTTCACGATCCACCCAAATATACAATGGAACGAATTGCAGTTCGCTGGGGTTGTGCCCTCGCCTTTTTATATGGTCTATATGTCAATGGCGTGCTGGCTGATAACAATACATGCCTTTCTGCGACTACGATTTCAGTGGATACTTTGTGCAACGTCACGCTGAATTACCCAGCTTTCGTCATGACAGCTCCTCATGAAGATCTGGTGTATCAGTATATGGCTCACCAATATGTCAATGTGTCCAAACTGAATTACACGTCAGGGAACCCTTGCCTCGTAGACGCTTATCACACTGCCAGGACGCTTGCCCTACAAAATGACACGGTGCACGTTAGCTTCTCAGGTCACAGTTTCATCATTTTCAAGCATAACTGCACTTTTCTGTCTAACACTTCAGTGTGCATCAGGGGAGTGGAACACCAGGTAGGATACTCAGGTAATATCACATTGTACAAGTCCACAGGCATTGTGTGCAAACATAACCATACAAGATACACGGACTTTTTCATTTCCATAGCTAATTCAACATATGTGCCCGGCATAAAAGGTTATCTTGTGATATGCGGCTTCTATATGCCTATGGTGTCTTTGTTTGCCTTGGGTTTATCTGGCACTTTAGCTGTGTACACGGAACTCCGATTACTTTTAAATGGTGTTCTAACGTCGTCCCGGAGTTGAACTGTTCCGTGTACGGTCCCTTTGACCGACATCTGCTTCACACTGAGACCTACTATGCTCCCGTCTATTGGGTCACCGGATACCCTGTCAGCTCCCTAACCCACTTTTCCCTGGTGGAGCGGCCGCAATCATGAAGGCCCTTATTGACTTGACATATGCAAACCTCACCATGGAGCTTGGACACCAAATTAATGTTAGGGAGGAAAATGGTACTTATGCTCAAGCTGCTGCGCTCCTCTTCGCATCGATTGCATCCATGCCACACTTCACATTGGGATCTCACCCCGTCAAGAGGGTGTCGGTGCTGTATCATCATAACAAGACTGACCATTGCTTCGGCGTGCGCTTACACATCGCCACGCATTTTTGCAACCAGACGAAGCTTGAGGTGAACTGCATCAACGATTACTTACACACTTGTCAAATTCCACTATGTGCACACGGTAATCTGTTATGTGTTCCCACCCATGTGCGGTGCAATCCCTGGTTTGCCCGAACCAGCTTCTTTGATATGTACTTGCGCAGCTTAGCACTGTCAGATAAGCAGAGGTATCACAAATACTTAGACTATCACGCACACTTATCTTTTGCAGCCCCAATAACATGTCTGATTCTTACAACATATGTCATATTTACGCTAATGGCACGAGTGCGGATTTCTGGTTAGGATACGCCTTCGATACCATTATCGTGGCCCAACCCATGTTGTTAGTTCTTGCAGGACTAATCACTTGGAAGATGTTTAGACTTATTGTTACTCCTGTGCTAACATTACTAACATTGTACTTGCTGGGCTTTGAAGTATACATCACAATAAAATCAGGCTTGCAGAGAAGCCAAGGCGTTATTGCGTTGTGTCTTGCAATTTTCACACTTACCGGCGTGCTCCTCCTGTACGTACGCAATTTTTGTCTCACATTCCGGCACGTAGGACTCCGTGCAGCGTGTACAGGGATCACATACCTCCTGCATAAAGATGGCAGCACGTCGAAGGTCGCGTCAGAATGGCCGATCCTCGTCGAGACCCATGGCACGCAACGCACCGCCAACGGGACGCACTGGCCGCCAACGTCGAAACTATATCACGCCGGAACAGAGATCCGCGGTGACACTGGCCAGGCAATACGGATCAGCAAGCTCCGCTAGTCCCGTTGCAGGAATAACAGGCCTGCTTAAACCACATTATTCACCTGACGCAACTCTCGTCACAGGTGACGCTCGCGAAATCGGCCCGGCAGCATGCCGATTGATCGCTAGAGCAGCATTAGCTCTCGCACAGGGTCATGGTGAAATCATCGCCAATGACGAAGCTTTTGTTTTTGCACTAACCCTACCTCGCAAAGGCCGTAATGCGTAGGTAGTAGCTGCCTATAGACTGACTGCATTTAGCCAAAGCCTCACACTATGCACGGCCAGTCGTAGTAATAGCCTTATAAAATAGCACGCTGAGGTTGAAAAAAAAAAAAAAAA